GGTGTAACCTCCATCTCCGTTTCTATCGATAAGGAACAGGGCTCTATCACGATCGAGAACAATGGACCACTTGGTGGTATCGGTGTTCGAATGCACGAGAAGGAGGGGTTGTGGAATCCCGAACTCACCTTCGGTCACCTCCTCACGAGCACCAACTACGATGACAACCAAAAGCGTGTTGTCGGAGGCAGGAATGGTTATGGAGCCAAATTGACCAATATTTACTCCTCAGAGTTCTCGGTAATCATCAAGGACCATGAAGTGAAGCAGACCTACACACAGGGGTGGTCCAATAACATGACAACCTGTCACCAACCCAAGATTAAGAAGCATGCAGGTGCCACGTCATCTGTATCTGTGACTTTCACTCCGGATTGGAAGAGGTTTGGGATGTCCAAGATGGACGATTCAATCTACCAGATTTTCCAAAAGAGGGTTTGGGATGCAAACATCTGTACGACCCCCAACTGTAAGGTCAAGTTCAATGGAGATGTTCTCCCAAAGACATCCTTCGAAGCCTACGCAAAAATGCACGAGGGTGTTGAGAATGTGTGCTCCGTCGTGTCTGACAGGTGGTCTGTGTGTATCGGTCCAGCTGAGAATGGTATGGAACAGGTGTCCTTCGTCAATGGTATCTGTACCACAAAGGGTGGTAACCACGTAGATCACGTGGCATCCCTAGTGGCAAATGGAATCATCGAGGACATGGCGAAAAAGATTAAACTGAAGCCCCAACAAGTGAAGAACACGTTCAACATCTTCGTCAAGGCAACCCTCGAGAATCCCACATTTTCGAGTCAGGTCAAGTCTGAATGCACCTCAAAGTCCCAAGACTTTGGCTCGAAGTTTGATCCCCCGAAGAACTTCATCAAGAATGCCCTAAAGACTGGAATCCAAGATGAACTCCTGGCACTATCGAAGTTTAAGGAGATGAAGGAGCTTGCCAAGACTGATGGAGGTGCACGGAAGTCTAAGATTACCGGCATTCCTAAATTGGATGATGCAAACAAAGCTGGAACAGCACATTCCAAAAAATGTACCCTTATTGTCACAGAGGGTGACTCAGCAAAGACTCTCGCAGTCGCTGGACTATCAGTTGTTGGTCGAGACCATTATGGCGTTTTTCCGCTTCGTGGTAAGTGTAAAAATGTGCGCGATGCTTCTGTGGCACAGCTTACGGGGAATCAGGAGTTCAATGACCTCAAGAAGATCTTGGGTCTCCAACAGGGAAAGGACTACAAAGATGTATCCGAGCTTCGATATGGGAGACTAATGATCATGACAGACGCAGATAATGATGGTTCGCATATCAAGGGCCTGATCCTTAATCAACTTCACTACTTCTGGCCGAGCCTCCTCAAATTGGGTTTCGTGGTATCTATGGTAACACCAATTATTAAGGCTACGAAGGGTTCGGAGTCTAAGTCCTTTTACACTGACTCGACATTCCGAACTTGGTATGGATCTGGAAAGGCTGGGTGGCGCATTAAGTACTACAAGGGTCTCGGTACTTCAACCTCTAAGGAGGCGCGTGAGTATTTCAAAGAAATTGAGAATCTCACTGTCAGGTTTGAACATGACATCATGACTGATAAGTCTATTATCTTGGCATTTGACAAAAAGAAAGCTGATGATCGAAAGACCTGGCTTCTTGAAAGTACAGCAAAAGACCCTAAGGAGCTAGAGGTTCCCTATGGTAATGTGAAACAATTGAACATCACTGATTTTGTTCATAAAGATCTTGTTAATTTCAGTCTTGCGGATCTAAAACGTTCCATCGCACACGTTTGTGATGGTCTGAAGCCCTCACAACGCAAGGTTATGTACTCTTGCTTCCAAAAGAATTTGACAGCCGAGATGAAGGTGGCACAATTGGCTGCATTTGTGGCTGAAAAAAGTTCATACCACCACGGTGAAGTTTCTCTCGCTGATACAATTGTAAAATTGGCTAATGATTTCGTGGGCTCTAACAACATCAATCTCCTCGAACCATGTGGTCAATTTGGAACACGGCTGATGGGGGGGAAGGATGCTAGCCAGACGAGATATATCTTCACACGATTGACATCCGAGGCTCGTAAGCTTTTCGATCCCAAAGATGACGCCATTCTTAATTATTTGGATGATGATGGACGGTCTATTGAACCAGACTTTTACATGCCCACCTTACCTATGGTTCTGGTGAATGGTACAGAGGGCATCGGTACGGGTTTCAGTTGTTACGTACCTCCCTTCAATCCCGAAGATATTAAGGAGAACATTAAGAGAACTTTGGGGGGTGAAGACCTCATCGAAATGAAACCATGGTTCAGGGGCTTCAAGGGACGGGTCTATAAGGATGACACCGGTCTCTGGGTCACTGAGGGTATCTACAAAGACACGGGTTCCAGACTCAAAGTCACAGAGCTTCCACCTGGGCGATGGACCCAAGACTATAAGGAGTACTTAGACACACTCGTGGAAAAGAAGATGATCAACAGCTACACGAACAATAGCACCACGGAGGATGTGGATTTTGAGATTTTTGGCTACACTGGGAAGGACTTGGTGAAGGACCTCAAGATGAAGAAGACGTTTCATACCTCTAACATGCACCTCTTCCATCCAACCAGGGGCATCCACAAATATGCGAATGCCGAAGAGATTCTCCAAGATTTTGTGCAACTCCGATTGGAACATTACAAGAAGCGAAAGGCACACCTAGTGGATGTGTTAGAGAAGAGGGCTGCAATGTGTGGCCACAAATCAAAGTTTGTGTCCATGGTCATAGAGGGAAAACTGGTGGTATTCAAAAGAAAGAAGAAGGACCTGGAGGCTGAGATGTCTGCGACGTTTCCGAAAATTGAGGGAAACTACGACTATCTCCTCAACATTAGGACGGTTGAATATACGGAGGAGCGTGTAAAAGCCCTCATGGATGAGGAAAGGCAGGCGAATGAAGACTTGGAACGTATATTGAAAACCAGTCACATCACATTGTGGAAAATGGATATTAAAAATATATAAACAATAGTAAGCATGGGTGAAGCCGCTAAGATTTCCCTAAAAGCTATTGGAAAGCAGGATACACAACTGCTTTCCAAAGACCCAGAAGAATCATTCTTTAATTACAACCCAGAGAGGCATTCAGAATTTCGAAAGTATCACCGCGCTCGAAATATTGTGAATAATGGTACCATAGCTTCATGGCCATTTGGACAGATTGTTAAGGTTCAATTCAATCCCACCAATATGGGTGACCTATTGAGTAACATGTATCTGAGTATCACAATGCCAGGTATATCAGATGGTAACTACGCAGATCAATTGGGGCGTCACATTCTCAAGAGTGTCACGATGTTTGTGGATGACCTCGAAGTTGAAAAAATCCACGATGATTGGGGTATTCTGTATGATGAACTATACCTCGAAATTTCAGAAAAAATAGCAAATAGATTTCTTGTGAATCGAAATTTAGGCTACGATGATTCGAGTAATGACGAAACGTATGCACGTCTAGAATCAAATCTGGTTATTCCTCTTCACTTCTTCTTTTCGAGAAAATATGCAAGTGATGAATACTCCTCGAATAAACCAAATCGCCCCTACTTCCCGGTGTGTGCCGCATATCGCCAAAAAATTGAATTCGAATTGGAGTTTCACCAACAAACATTTTTTACCAATACCACGGATACACTATCTCTACAATCATTCAATCTCGTAACTGAAGAAATCACTGTCAGTCCGGAAGAAAGAATTTTTCTATCAAGTGAAAAGCAAACATTCGTAACAGATCTGGTAAGAAAACATCCCTCAATTGTGAGCGAACTTGGTGTAGATAGGATTATAAATAATCTTGTACCAAACATTCCCGTCAAATGTATTCATTGGTTTTTGAGAAACACGGAATTCGAGGTTGAAGGGGATGCAATCGGATCGCGGGATGTAAATGAACAAAGACTTTATCAAAATCGTTTCAACTTTTCATCGAACGTAAGCTTTGATGACCAAACAACCTTCTTTGATGCTATCATGGAATCCGCGAGCTTTTACATCAATGGTAATAAGTTACCGAATGTTACAAAGACAGATCATAGCTATTATAAATATCTCATACCATTTGATAATCGTTTAGCAAGGCCAATCAGAAATATTTACACATATAGCTTCTCGATGAATCCGATCAATGTGGAACCATCGGGGAGCTTAGATTTTAGTCAAATACAATCAGATAAAACGAACATAGAAGTGAAATTGGATACAACGGAGGTGGATGTGTCTTCTAATACTTACTCTTTAAACATGTACTATACTGGTTACCAAACCTATGTGTTTGATAAAGGTTTTATGTCACCCGCTTACTAAATAGAGAACTCTTATTATCGGTCATGTAATCAATAATATTGTTCTTAATACACCATTTGATGAAATTCAACTGTGCCAGTGTTGTATGAATTTCATGGGATGTTCCTGGAACTGTATATACAAACTTTTCTGATCTACAAAACGGGTCAAAAAGTTTCTTACTGTATCCATCAAGACTTGACTTGTATGCACAATGTACAGTGAAAATTTTTCCATCATTCGTCTTGAAAGTTGTATGGTTTTTCTTGGCATATGTAGTGATGAACCATTCAATATTTCGAAGTGAAATACCTCCCGATTTATCCAAAATGTTCATTAATTTAGTTCTGTTTTCCTCTTCTATGTAAAAATTATTTATAGCTGTTAGTAGGATTCCAGTTTTACTCATTATAAATTATAGAAGTCTAATCTATAAGCCCTCTTTTCACACCCCGGACATCCCGGGACATTTCTTAGGTCGGGGTCGGTGTGTGTGTGCTCGTTACCAGATCTTCTTACTATCTGTGGGCAGGGTATGACATCACCCTGATCCTTGTGAATGTTGCAATATGCACTATCCTCAACAACCTTGTATGTGCATCGCGTAAAATCATTCATGATTCCTTTACAAATACCAGGGGCGCATGTTTGAGGAATGCTACGTGTGAGAGATTCTAATGAAATTTGATGCTTCTTGGAGATATTGACGTTGTGTTTATTGATCTCTGTGACTAGAGATCTTTCACGGTCATCATTTACAAGTTGTAACAACTTGGAATCGAAACTCATATCTTAATACTATCTTGTTCGTATTGTTTAAATATATTTTCAAGAGATTGCGAACGAGCCTCTTTAATTCTTCCCTTGAGATCCGAAACGTTCCCTGATTCGTCTAAACCCCTCTTTTTACACTCCTCAATGAGTTGATCCTTTTTCATGGTGCTGATGGCAGGTCCCAGTTTCTTTTTTTGTGGTTTATATTGCTCGATAATCTCACCGAAAATTTCTTGTTTGGTATTTTCGAATAACGGGTCTAAAAGATCACATACAGGATTGAGGAACTTGTTTTCAAAGTAGTACTGATAATCTATGGGAATGTTATGCTCCTCAACATACTTGGGGTCTTCCGACTTTTCAAATGCCCTAGCCTTCGGATCGTCCGTCTTTGTAAGAAGATACGGAACACGATCACCTGATTGAGGTTCAGAACCTGGTTTTCGTTCCCGCATCTTAACGACAACCTGAACATGTGATTGGTTTATATTCACGCTTTCTGGGCTCGTAATCGACACTGGATCTCCTTTGATTTTATAGCTGTCTGAAAGCGACTGACTCAAAATAAGTTTTTCATTTGATATTTCACCAGAAAGAAGTTCATTCGCCCTCTTTTTGGCCAACTCCTTGGGTGGCCCGGGATCACTCGATGTGAGAACAACATCAAGAAGCTCTTTGCAGACCTCCCGTACATGGGGTGTATTATCTCGGCGGACAACCTGAAGACCCTTGATGTCAATGTAGTCCATGTGCATCTGGTCATCCTTCCCTTTGGTCCAAAGTTTGGCGGCGTAGCGTTTTTTAGAGTAAAGGAAGTAAGGCCAGTAGACCTTCTCGAGCTCAAGGTTGTTGGGTTTCTTGAATAGAGCACTGCATTCTTCCGCTGCTCTCTCGCCCACCTCCCAACTGTACCTGACAGCATCTTCACCCGTGCGCCCCCCAACATCGAACTCAACCATCACCGAATCTGTGTCACCATACCTCACCTTTGCACCCGGGAAGTTAGCCTCCACATAGTTCTTCGTTTCCTCAATCATCCCCCGACCCCTACATGTCGTCGTAGATGCAATTGGAACACATGGGAGAATACCCTTCCCTGCACCAGTAAAACCATATACAGAGTTCATAGAAACTTTATAGGCCAACTGCTTACCATTATAGACCTCCTTCATCGAACCCGTTGCAGTGGCCATGTCCCGCTTAGCCTTTTTGCGAAACTGTTTAAGCTCGAGAAGGATTGCCGGTAAAAGACTTTCAACACCTTGAGCAAACTTGTAGGTTTTGTCACCAATCTTAAACGTTTCGTATGTGACACCTGGAACATTACCGTACCGCCTCTCGTCCATGACATACGTTGAGTAACAGAGGTTATGGGCCATCATGATCGAAGGGTACAGAGCTTCGAAATCCAAGGCTGTGATTGGTGTGTAATAGGCACCCTTTTGTGCCTCTAAAACCGTCGCACCCTCGTAGGGTTCTTCGGGGAGAGCACCGTACTTGATTGTCGGAACCATGTATCCCAACTCTCTGGCCTTCTTGGTAAGCTGGCTGAATACCTTAATCTGCTGACCACGTTCAACTAAAAAACACAGTGGGACCCACGTCGCTTTTGCCATCTCTAAGAGATTGAGGAGTGTGCATAATTTTTTCAATAGTTTATGGGGGAGGAGGGTATCTTTGATGCAGTATTCAGCAACTTCGCCCAATTTTTGGGGATTACCCTCCCTGTAACGAGCAAACATTTCCTTCGGAGCCATATCTATCTTTTGGTCTCCGAGGTAGAGTTTCGAAACTTCGTTCAATTTATACGAGTCTAATTTGTAGCCCTTCTTCACTTCATGGAACATATCAAATATGAAACGCCCAGTCATGGGGAGTAGCTTCAGAAAGTTATCACCCAAGGCACTCGAACTTAACTTCTTCATCAATAGCTCACTTGGTGGATCGTGGAGCTTACCAAGATTGAAAAACTCTTCATGACACTCAGTGAAGTGTGCCCTCTTGTAGATGTACTCAAGATCGAAACCAAAGATGTTCCACCCTGTGATAATATCCACATCCTTTTCGTGGATGTACTTTTGGAAGGCTTCTAGCATTTCTCTTTCGGTATCAAAGCTCACAACATTTGGACCCTCAGTCTTTTTGTAGCATAAACACACCTTTTCGTATGGTTCATCATTCCCAAATTTGCATAGAGATATAGCAATCTGAAAACAAGCATCATCGGGTACGTCGGCACTTGGGAACTTACCAGTGGAACTATTACACTCTATATCAACCGATGCCACCACGAAAGGTGCAATGTCATCTCGAGCCACCGGTTTAAGTCCCCTCCAGTCATTACACCAAAGATCAATATCAACTTTTGCGAGATGGGAACGAACGCATTCCGAGCCAGTGTCCAACCAACCAGTAGATTGAATACCAGTGCGATGCATCAATCTCAGGACAGGGTCGAGGTTTGATTCATATACGTGGTACTTTTTGAAATTATTATTATAGGCAAATATTGAATTGACCTTCCTACGGTCAGCAAGTGTCCTAAAATTCAAACGCATGTAGGCAAACATCTCATTATTTTGAAACCCCCATACATCCTTCTTCTTCGTGACACTATAACTCGTGACATGATCTTCACGGATTTTGTTCAAATCGTTGAACAATAGTCGAACCTCTTGATCAGTGGTTCCCCTAGGTAATTTCACAAAGAAATATGGTTCAAACACAGTTGTAACGCACACAGACTTTCCATTTTCCGTTTTTCCCATAATACTGATTAAATGTTCGTCATCCACGTCCCTCGCTTCCCATGTCAGGGCTTGAAATACCACCATATGTTTATATCCAGCCAAATTTTTAATATCATTTACTAATAAATGTCTGCTGCTTTAATTGAGCTCGTATCGGTGGGTGCCCAGGATGTCTACATAACTGGTGACCCCCAGGTCAGTTTCTTTCGTCAGAATTATAAGCGCTATACCAACTTTGCCATGAAGCCCGAGCGTATGGATTTTATCGGTACTTTCGGTGCTTCCAATGAAGTTACCATTCCCATTCGTTCCAAGGGTGATCTCATGAGCTACATCTGGATCGAAGCTACTGGTATCGCCGAGGTCGGGACCAACGCGGATGGTTTATTTTCGACGAACGCCGCTAATCCCACAGAGTTCCAGCTTTGGATTGGTGGGCAAATGGTTTCCACACTTGACTCCCTATACATTCAAGGTGTTCATAACACCCTCATGAGGGACTCTTCAGCTAAGGCTTCCTTCGCTGTCACCACCAACACCCGGAAAGAGAATCACTCTGGGAACTACTACATGATTCCCTTCTTCTTCGGTGAGGACTGGACCAAGGCGCTCCCTTTGGTGGCCCTCCAATATCATGACGTCGAGATCCGTGTTAAGTGCCGTGACGGTTTCACCCCTAATACTACTCCCAAGGTGTTCGGCAATTACATATATCTCGATACAGAAGAACGTAAATACTTCACTGATACAGAGCATGAACTTCTCATCACCCAGACACAGACCCAACTCGCTTCCAAAACAGACACTGAAATTGACCTAAGCTATTTCAATCACCCAGTCAAGTCCATCCACCTCGTGTCCGGTGAGGCCACCGATGCTAACTACGTCGATGAATACAGCTTCGATACTGCATCTCTTTACATTAATGGTACCACCCTTTTTGAAAACATGTCTAACGTGTATCACCACGACGTCGTCGCCGAAATGCACTGTACCGATCTCCCCGACAGTGCAATTGATAATGTACCCACCTTCTCGTGGCCTTTCTGCCTGACCATGAGCAAGATGCAGCCCACAGGTTCACTCAACTTCTCTCGTATTGATAATGCGAAGCTCACCCTTCTCAACCCCACTGGTGGTAACGCACTTCATCGTGTCTACGCGGTCAACTATAACATTCTTCGTATCAAGAATGGTATGGCTGGTGTCGCTTTCGGTAATTAGATAGCCTAAGTTAATTGATTAAAATAGGGATTTAAAAAGTAAAAATGGTTAAAGTACGTAGCATTCGTACAACTTCTTCGCGAATCGTAGTGGAACTCGAAAAGACCAAGTTCAAACCATCCGCGAAGGAAAAGACTCTCGCTAAGATTGCTAAAGAGGCTATCGACCAGCTCCGTAAGAGCTACGATGAAATTGAAACCGAAAGGGTGAAATATGACAATCAAATAAAAAAATTAGAAGGGGATGTGAGTCATTGGCGGTCGCGCTACCATGTAACACAAAAGGCACTTGAAACCCATGTACAAAAAGATCTTATACAGGCGACGCCGAACACCTGCTTCGAGCATAAGGTCTCGAAGGTAAAGCTCCATGCAGTTGAAAATCTTTTGAAAAAAGTGGGTGCTGGACCAAGAATGATGAGGACGTCCAAGGGGATCTATAATTGTGTCACGAACTCCCCGGATATCATGAGTAAAAAGTCTAAGACGATTGCCGCTGGTATCGTTTACTATTCAACTGAGCCCAGAATGACCTGGAAGGAAAAGCAGGAGTTTTCCAAAGTTTCGGGCGTTTCCGCCCTCTCCATCAACAAGATCACCCACTTGATTCAGGAGCACCTTTCTAGTTCCATTCATCGATGAGTTTTTTAGTCTTCTCATACATACCCTTAGCGTGGAAGGTATCCTCCTTGAGATCCTCCCAAATTGTGAGTCGATGTTGTAGAAAATTTAGAAATTTCTCTGGATCTTCCGGAGACTTGTAACGGACTTTTTCACACTTAAGTGCCTTTTCCATAGCTGCAGAACGTAGTTCCATCGAACGCTTAGCAATTTCCTCGGTAGTGAGTCGGGTCCCAACTTCTTGTTTTTTTCCGAGTGCCATTTATACTATGAATGCTCCTATTCTTTATTACTGTAAAGCTTGTCATCGAACGTATGATGGGTTCGCACAATGTTGCTTTGACATGGATCACATCGAAGTAAAAATCTCAAATAATACTAAATGATCCCCTTCCTTATCGTTGGAGGTCTCGCTGCTCTCACAGCCTATACCTACTTTGGTCCAAATCTCATTTCCTCGGAGGAGGCTAAGAAACACATCAAGAGTGGTAAAATCAAAGCTGTTATCGATGTTCGCACGATCATGGAATATCGTGCCGGTCATTACCCCAAAGCACTCCACATCCCAGTTAACAAGATTAATGAAAAAACAACATCGGAACTACCCAAGAAGGGACTACTCGTCTATTGCAACACTGGACAGCGGGCCAGATTTGCAGCAGAGAAATTGGAAAGTTTGGGGTTTAAGGACGTGAGCTACATCGCTGGACTCTACTCTACCTTACTTTAATCTATCAAGTCTGGATTTTTCCTTATTTATAAATACAGTAAGTTCGGTGGGATCTCTCGTGAGTTCAACAGAACCATGTGTATTTAATGGATGTACATATTGAACACGGATCAAATCTACTATGACCTGTTTCTGGCCCGAAGCCTGACTGTAGTGAACAGCTAGCGCAGCAGCATCTCGTTTAGTTTCTTTTGGTAAGATATCTCCATCATAAGAAACTACAACGTGCGAACCCGGCCACCCCTTGACATGAAGCCACCAATAAACCGCATTACTCGTGTGAGTGAGTTCATAATTTTCCTTTGCATTTGTGCCAACTCTAATAGTAATACCATCAAAGGATTCATGTGTCTTCATAGGTTTTAATATATTCTATCCTTTATTTATAATGTATGTCACCCTAAAACCCAGTCCATCAGTCGTTCATCGGTATAGAGTAACTCTTCCAAATCAGACAGCCATCGATTTTGGACAAAAGGGGTTTGACTACTACGTAGATCACGGAAATCCTCGTATCATGAGGGCACAACTTCTTAGAAAGGGAGCAATCATTCCCAAGGAGGTGCGAATTGAGAGGGATCCCTATGAAATACATAGGGGGATGTTGAAAGTTAAAAGTAGTAAAAATGAAGATTGGGAGAATTACAATTCTCGAGATTTTTGGGAACGTTGGTTACTCATGTCATATCCACACATGCACAAGTCCAAACTTTGGATGGCGACACAAGAGGGTGTTCTCTTCATGCCCGTGCCCGAAGACTTTTGGTGTTGTTCTAAAAACCTGTAGATCCGAAACCACCTTCACCCCTGAGCGTCTCTTCGAGAAGGCTAATTTCCTTAATCATAGGCGTTTCGCAACGTTCAAGAATAAGTTGAGCAATACGATCACCCTTCTTGATTTCAAAGTTTTCCACACCATGATTGAATAGGACAACCTTGACTTCACCGGTATAATCGGGATCAATAACACCCGCACCAACGTTAATACAGTGCTTTACAGCTAAACCAGAACGAGGAGCAACACGACCATACAGACCATCTGGTATAGACAACGCAATACCAGTACTTACTAAGGCTCGCCCCGCTTGACACGGTACAGTCGCATCTTCGGAACTATATAAATCATATCCCACAGCACCATCAGAACCACGAGTAGGCAGACGAGCATCAAACGAAAGCTTTTTAACACCCAGAGGCATATATAATTCACTGAACTGTATGCCTTAAGCATATTTCGTTCCACCCCTGAGTCTAAGAACTAAATGCAAAGTCGATTCCTTTTGAATATTGTAATCTGCTAAAGTGCGTCCATCTTCAAGTTGTTTTCCAGCAAAAATCAATCGTTGTTGATCAGGTGGAATACCCTCCTTATCTTGAATCTTAGCTTTAATGTTATCGATCGTATCTGAAGATTCAACCTCTAGGGTTATAGTTTTTCCGGTGAGTGTCTTTATGAATATCTGCATACTACTTGTATATTAGATTTAAATCTTAAAGTGATTGCATCATGAATACGGACGGTGTTCATGATGCACTCAAAGGGTTTCGAACCCCTGACCTCAAGCTTACTAAGCTTGCGCTCTACCACTGAGCTATGAGTGCGATGCTGAAAGTGGGGTTTGAACCCACGAGACTTGCGTCAGCGGGTCTTAAGTCCGCCCCCTTAGACCACTCGGGCATTTCAGCTTTTTTACTCTCCCTCCCACTGAATACTGCACTCCTCAAATCTTTAAGTGTTTGGGTGTAGGTTCATAACTTAACTTTTTCTCGAGAAGTTTGCGCTCTTCTTCGCGGCGTTTTTCGATACCACTACAATTGTGTTTTTCCAAGTGAAGACAGCTAGGACAGAAACCACCTTTACAGTATTTACAATCCATGGGTATCCCACATTTCCTCTTACACAGTTGACAGCGCATATAGTATAATTAGGATAAAGATTTTAAGTATAGTACAAATAGTATATGTTGACTCTCGCTGTAGCGAAACCCAGTCGATTACCTATCACCAACCGCTCTATCCCCGAGTATAAGAAACTCAAGAAAACCCTCAAAAATTCAACCATTGGATACGGTACAGCACTCGCCACGTCTTATTTTATCACACAGGGGGCGGACCAGGGTGTATCTGCAGTCGTGGGATCTTTATCGTCATATGCATACGTATCTCTCCTTTCCGATAGGGTTGATAACTTCGAGAATGCGACATTTCAAAAGGAGTTTTTGGCACCGTTGAGTGCCGCTGCTTTTGAAGTGTCGTGGAATAACGCACCTTTCGCATTTGACTTTGATTATGGAGCTACATTTGTAGGATTTCTAGCATATAAATTTGCGCTCACAACAGTTCTGTATGAAACTGTAAGAAACATGATGATTGAAGACAGTGTCTCTACATATGACACCACTGAGAAGGTCTATAATGATCTTAACGAAGACGAGCCAGCTCACGAGCCTGACGAACAACACGTCGGGGTGAGCCTTGATTGAGACTGAGTCTGTTCATTAAAACAAACTTATTACGTCCAGTGAGACCCTTCATCGCCATAATGCGCTTCCGCGCTTCCTCCTTGGTGAGTGGCATCGCCTTTTTCTGAGGCATGACCATCTTCACGGGGGTCGCAATCCTGGTGGTCATGGCCTTCATGAAGTTAGCCGCAACTTTCTTGTCGAGAGCTTTCTTTTCCGCACGCTTCTTAGCGGCAGCGCGCTTCTTAGCGGCCTCGGGGTACAGTTTGGCTAGGGGGACGTTATTGTACAGATTTAAGTTATCAGTGCGAACACCCCTTTTGGCAGCATGGCGGAGTAGATCCCTCGCGAGGGGGGAGTTCTTGGCACGCATCTTAAGGCCATCACACATCTCTTTAATTGTGAGTTTTTCAGCTTGAACAATACCATATTTCTTGGCAACCTTCACTACATCAGCCTTCTTGTAGAGACGGCACTTCTTGCGTCCCAGCTTGAGATCACCCGCCTTGTCTACAGAAACGAGTACTGGAGTCATTATTTATCATAAAACAATATTTTTTTATTAAAATGTATAGCTAATTACTTCATCTCCCCAAACTGCAGAAAGTTGTCAATCTTGCGTCCGATGCTCTTGCCAATGCCAGCGACTTTGTTGGGACCCTTGGCAAGTTCCTCACCGGAGGTCACCTCAAAGTCGAGGTTCTTGATAGCTTGAGCAGCCTTCTTGTAAGCAGCCTTCTTGTGAATGTCCGACTCAAATGCGTTCAGTTCATAGAGAGCCTGGAAGATGCACTCATTGGTGTTAGGAGGCTTCTTCTTGAGTTCCTCAAGTCTTGAAATCATCCCAGTCTCGAGAAATTCATCAATCTTCTTGGCGATGCTCTTGCCGATGCCAGCAACCTTGGTCTCCCCCTTGGCGAGAGACGCACCATCCGTGATGGGGTAGGGGATATTGTCGACAGCCTCGGCAGCCTTCTGGTACGCCTTGCTCGTGAAATCGTCCTTCACAAGGTCGGAGAGTTTCCAGAGGGCATTGACAATTGCGGCGTTCTGGGAGATGTGGAAGTCGTCCTCGTCGTCAGACTCCTCGTCGTCAGACTCCTCGTCAATGGAAGAGAAGTCCTCGGTGCTTGCAACTGATTCAGCGTCAGACTCATAGTCCTCATCCAGCTCATCCTCAAGGTCCTCAATGACAGCCTTCAGACTGTAGATTTCGATTCGGTATTCAGCGGCATCTTCATTGAGTTCTCGGACTTCATCGCGGAGGTTCTTGTTCTCGTTCTCGAGCTTGGTAATGTAGGCGGAAATAGTAGTAGCGTTCATGGTGTTTCGAAAGTGAATGTTTTTACTTTAGGATGGACCCACTTAGGTTTTCAAAAGAATAATAATGTGAATATAAAATATGTTAGCTCTTGTTAAACCAAATATTCAATTTCCCAAAACTAAAATGGTGGTGAAGAAAAAGAAAAAGAACACTCGTAGTGTTCGCGTTCATGCTGCTCTACCAGATCCTGACATTGTAAATTATTCTCTATTTCAACTTACATCATGGGTCATGCCCATGACCATTGCAGGTCGTCTACTCAAAATGGAATACAATGAGATTGGGGTAGGTCTCATCGCCATTGGAATGACCAAAACACTTTTAGAAGCTGGTGATATTATACACTATTAAAGAAATGGCGGGAAACTTAAAAAGTAATGTCATTGCTAACAAAATCACAATTTATTAGACCACGTGTCACTGTACGCGCCAAAAAGAACGATTTCATTGAACCCAGTGAAGCTCCCGGGGAAGGACGACGCCGCCCCCCGAGTGAGAAGGAAAACAGAGACTCCGGACTCGCAACCCGAGATGATATTGGTGGAAGGGAGAGAGTGCGAGTAGAATCTACCAAAAAGGATGAGGCTACCAACCCAATCAAAAAGTTCATAATGAAAGTTTTCAAAATCAAGGAGATTGATTATGAAAAGTTCCGTAAGGAGAATAAATGGGCGATTAAAATCAAAGAGAAACCACCTCGAGAGTAAAGTTTTTATCAAATTTGCCTAGACGAATCTTCCCATCGTCAACGAGCTTCTTAATTTTCATCCCAGTGTCCATGTGATCATCCAACTTGTACTCTCCGGGAACATCCGGCATGAATGCCATCAACGTGACCATCTTCTGATTCATCGTGAGTTCTTTGTTTTGAAACAATTGCTTAACGTACGGTGGGAGGCTGTCCACGTTCATTACAATCTATAAAGATAATTTCTTTAATCCTTTTCATGCATGGCTTAAAAATAACAACCGTAGTAAAATTACAATGAACACCCTCGTTCATCGGGTAATTCCTCATTCGTTCCGTCTGCGTCAAGTAAGAAATCGTGCTGTATCTGACCCGGATCAATATGATACTGAAATTAATATCGCACGTGGATTTACACAACGTGAAACAAAAGGTGTGAAACCGTTACGTACTAAATCTAGAGATGGTGGTATATTTCATGACCCTGATCAGTATGATCCCGACGCCAA